TCATGATATGCACTCCACCTCAACCAACCATAGAAAAGGTTGATATACTTCAACCAAAAGCAATAGTAGGTTATAAACCATATACTCAAGTCTTAAACGAAAAAGATGTAAAGTGCTTAACTGATAACATTTATTTTGAAGCGAGAAATGAAAAGGATATAGGTAAAAAAGCTGTTGCACTTGTTACACTAAACAGACTAAAAGAAGACGAATATCCAAATACAATTTGCAGAATTGTTCACCAAAGAAGTGGTAGAAATTGTCAGTTTTCTTGGACTTGTTCTAAAGTAAGAATAACCGATCTTTATACTTATAAGAAATGTCGTTCAATTGCTAAAGATGTTTTAATGAATTATGAAGTAATGCATGACGTAACTAAAGGTGCAACAAATTTTCATAGGCGAGATATTCGACCAACCTGGGCTAAACGTACTAAACGTACAGTAATCATTGGGAAACATATATTTTACAAACTATGAATACACTAAAAGTAAATTCAGTTAAACCTATTCACGAATTCATTAAAGAGATAGATGATCTAGTAAAGAAATCAAAGATTGATTATATTGATGCAGTTATCTTCTATTGTGAAAAAAACGGTATTGAAATTGAAACCGCAGCATCATTAATTAAAAGCTCAAGTAAGATCAAGGCTAAAATTCAAAATGAAGCGGAAGAAATGAACTATCTTCCACGAAGTGCAAAGTTGCCTATCTAATGGATGCTTTTACTGCTTTTCAAAAATACCTTGCATTGAAGCAACACTTCAATAAAGATGGATATGATTATTTTAAGTATGGTGGAAAGATAACTGCAAAGATCTCTTCTTTTGAAATGCGTAAGGACAAGTATATGTTCCATAAGCTTTCAAAGAAGAAAGATCTTGAAGGATTTATTCTTTCTAATATGCTTGAGAATGAAAATATCTGGGTAAGAGATATGTTGACATCTGAGTCAGATCAGATCTTTACTGAATGGCTTAAGCGTCAACAATCTATCTCTTACATATTTGAATCAGACATCGCTAAACTAAACGATGATTTGAATGAGAACCTTATCATTAAAGACAATGAGTATCCCTACTTACTCAAACTTTTTATGCGTAAGGAGATTTGTATCGAGACTCTTATCATATGTAATGATGTTTTAAACTTCTTTGGTCATTGGAACAAGCACATCACAGACCCAGTAATCTGGCCTGGTGCTTATAAAAAGTGTATGAAGTATAAGCCATTCATTAAGTATGATAGGGACCGATGTAAGCAAATCTTGAAGCAAAGATTTGTGTAACTATTATTCTTTATGTGGTAGAATAAATAGGTCTATATTATGTGAATGTGGACACACTGTAAAATATATTGTTAATACGGAGAAATACATATGACTACTTCTTTTGCACAACTCAAAAACAATCGTCAGTCTCAGTTTGAAAAGCTTGCCAATGACCTAAACAAGCAGGGCAACTTTGAATCCAAGGAAGACAATCGGTTCTGGAAACCTGATGTCGACAAGGCTGGCAATGGTTATGCTGTTATTCGATTCCTTCCTGCCCCTAAGGGTGAAGATACTCCCTTTGTTCGTATCTGGGATCATGGGTTCCAAGGTCCAGGCGGATGGTACATCGAAAAATCTTTGACGACCCTAGGTCAAAAGGATCCAATTTCAGAGTATAACACTCAACTTTGGAATACTGGTGTTGATGAGAACAAAGAAATTGTTCGTAAACAGAAGCGTCGTCTTCATTACATCAGCAACATCCTTGTGGTTAAGGACCCAGCTCATCCAGAAAACGAAGGTAAGGTCTTTCTATATCAATATGGGAAGAAGATCTTTGACAAACTCAATGATCTAATGAGCCCTCAGTTCCAGGATGAAGAACCAATCAACCCATTTGATATGTGGGAAGGCGCTAACTTCAAGCTTAAGATTCGTCAGGTTGAAGGCTATCGTAATTACGACAAGTCTGAATTTGATAATCGTGCACCTATCTCTGGTGATGACGATGATCTTGAGGCACTATGGCACAAGGAACATTCTTTACAGGCTTTCCTCCAGCCCTCTAACTTTAAGTCCTATGACGAACTAAAGGCTCGTCTACATAAGGTTCTTGGTTGGAACAACAACGCTTTTGAAGAACGTCCTCAGATGTCTGCCAGTGCAGAAAGCATGAAGTTTGAAGAGCCTAAGAGCCATAAAGCAACTCCTTTCAGCGATAATATCTCTGAGGAAGATGACGATGGTTTGGACTTCTTTAAGAAACTTGCTGAAGAAGACTAAGACTTAATAGTCGAATGTAATAAGGGGACTTCGGTCCCCTTATTCTTATGCAAGACTTCTATATTGACGTTTTAATTTATCTGGAGATGGTAAAGAATCTGACACAGTTGTATCAGAACCTGACACAGTTTGTTGAGCTATTTGTGTTACAATAGTTTCACGTGTAATGTTATTTGTTATTGTTTTTACATTTGGCTTTTGTTTAGATTCGGCTATTTGCTTAACGTTATTATTATTGGTTGGTGATTCACGTACAGGCTCAACGTTTGCTTGAGGATTTTCTATTTCTGAAGCTTCAGCAGTTTGCGTTTGCTGTTGCACTTTGAGAGCATCAGTATAAGCTTGCCTAAAGCCCTCATTGGTTTGTTTTGTTTCAATTCCACCAGTTAAAGAAGTCCATCGATTTTTTAAAGATTCTTCTATCTTAGCAAACGTGTTTGCATCAGCTGTTTCCAAATCTTCTTGTAAATTTTGACCAGTATCTTTTAAATACTCTTCTTGAGCTAAATACCATGCGGCTTTATCTTGATTTTCAGGAGAAAAATTGGTTAAATCAGGATGTTTTTTGACTAATCCTTCCCAAGTAGTCTTTGTAAATTGGTATCTTCCAGCAGCAGTACTAGGTCCATTATCAGTTCGCATCCCAATAATTCCAGGATGTTTACTAAAATCACTGAATGTGGCTGGAGCTCTTTCATAGCCTTTTTTCCTATTTGCTGCTTTATCTTCCTCAGTTAATCCTTGTTCTGATCCCATACCTACTATAATATCATATCTTCCTTGCGATTCTTTCACAGAAATTGCATCTAATAATGATTTACCCTCAATAGTAACTTCTTTAGATATGGCTATTTGAGTTAATTCTTTTGCTGGTTTAGTACCTGGTGCCGGGTTATCATTGCGTTTAAAATCACGATTGGTGCTTGCTTCAGTATTTCCAGAAAATAAACTACCACCAATTCCTGCAGCAGCAAGACCACCACCCAACAATAACTTACTTAATAATGAGGATTCTTCTTTTTCAACACTAGTTTTTTCTGCTATTGCTTGTGGTCTTTGCTTTCTTTCTTCAAGAATAGCTTCATATTCTTGTTCTTTTTGAATACCTTTTATATTAATAAGTTTAGTCTTAACAGAATCCAATAAATCTTTTGTAAGATATTGAAGACGACTAAGTTCTGTCTCTAGAGTATCAATTAAACTTTGTGATATGTTCATTAGAATTTACAATCTAAAGTTTCTGGTAATGATCTATCACAGCTTGGAACATCACTTACACTCGGTGAAGAAGTTTGTGGTTGTGGCATAGCAGGCGCAGATTGACTAATTTGCTGTGGTGGTAAAGTTATATTGTTCACTTCTGGCTTATTGTTTTCTGAAGCTCCTGCACTTTTTTGATTCAATTTATTACCAATATCACTACTATCAAACAATTCTTCAGCTATTTTCTCACCTGCAAAATATCCGCCTAAACCTCCAACAACTGATCCAACTGGACCAGCCGTAAACGTTCCAGCTAAACTTCCAATTGCGCCAACCGCAAGTCCGCCAACCATACTTGCTCCTACTCGGTATGGACTCTCACCATTATCTATACGAGTATATGCTTCAAGTGGCAATAAGAAAGGAGCAACTTTGCTTGCTGCTTTTCCTATAAATCCTAATCCCTTTGAAACTATTCCATTTCCTGGGATTTTTTGAACTGCACTGCCTACTTTTTGCACATACGCAGGCGATTTAACATTAGGCATTGGAACTTTTTCTAAAGCTTTTCCTGCAACAGCAGCGGCGGCAGCGCCACCTAATTTTTCTGTTGTAGTTGCAGTTGTTTTAGTAGTTGATGGCGTTTCTAAAGATGCTGATGGTGGTGTATTAGTTGATGTATCAGCAGGAGTCTCTGGTGAACCTAGAGGGCTTCCTGCCGCATTTGTAGGTGGAGTCTTTGGTGCGTTTGATGGAGGTGGTTCTTTTTTATCTTCTCCACCAAACAACGTACTCAATAAACTTGCGCCGCCAACTCCTGCAGCAATAGATCCTAATAAACCTAATCCGCCCGTAGAATCTGTTTGATTGGTGCTCGATATTTTTTCAATAGGATTAGTTGCTGATCTAGATTGCGCTGTCTTAGTAGGAAACAGAATATCAATTACATCTGTAATGACTGAAGAAAGGTTTTCAATATTTGTATTAACTGCATCTAGTGTTGATGACATCAACTCAAAGAAACTTGAATAATCAGTGTTATCTACGGCATTTGAATTCTGTTGTGGTAGAGCTATATCGTCACTATTTAAAGGTTGAACTACTTCAACAGGAACAGCAGCGGTTTGACCTTGGGATCCTTGAGCTTGTACTTGAGATAACGTTTTAGTTTCATTTACATTATCAGAGATGGCACTTCCAACTATCCCTGAATTGTATACTGATTGCTGAACTTGTTGTTGTGTTTCATTCATTGCTTAGTAGCCCAAGTAGTAAATCCCATATAAGCACCTACTACTGATGCCATAGCTAAATAGAAAGCACCAAACACACCATCTAATACCTTGATTCTTTCATTGTCAATATAAGGAGTGAGTAAAATTGCAGTAAAAGAAACCATAGCGCCCATAGCTAACCACGCCATTCGACGTCTATTTTTAAATCTAGTTTCAACTACATTAATCTCTTTATTACTCACTTTTCCATCCCCATCAAGATCAATCTTTTCTTCTAAGACTTCACTCGACATTTATTGCCCTCTATTGATTATTGAGTCTTTCTTTTTCTTTTTGTAAAAAGTCTAATAACATATCGACATAAATGTCTCTTTCAAATGGAATCAAGTTTTCAATCTCTGATATAGAATATTTGTGGTGCTGAGCCAAAGCGAATATTAACGTAAAGTAATTATTCAGCGTGGTATGACTCAGCGCTACATAAAAAAATCTTTGATTCCTTGTATGTCTATTACTCTAGGAGTTCCATTAGAATTGACATATTCAAGTCTATGTAGTAATTTAGGCATTGTATTGAAGAAATGCTGTATCTTCTCAAAAGTAGGAACGTCTAAGTTATCGATGAAATTCTTTGCTTCTTCAAATGAGTACTCATTCATCTTAAATATTTCATTATCATTATAAACTTTATCAATACAATTTACAATCATCTTATAAAACACATCATCCTGTGAAACCATTTTAATTTGATCAGGAAGATCAATCCCAGGATACTTCATTAGAATTGTATATTGATCATTGATTTTAATCTTATTCGTATGGTTTAAATCATAGATAATGTCAACGTTATCTAGATCAACTTCAAAAGTATAAATTTTATCATCTTCTTTGTCTTTGTATTTAAGTTCAACTAGATTATTGACAGATCTAGCTCTTAACTTCAAAAAGATATATTCCAAATCAAAACTGGCAAGTGATGAAATGTTTAGATCTTCCAAGCAACAATTGTTAATGATCTGCGTAATCGCATCTAAAAGATCACTGTCATTTCCCTGTTGCGCAAGCAAAAGTATCTTCTCTTCTTTCACAAGGAATGGCCGAAACTTCTTCGTCTTCTTAATAGATGGTATTTCAATATTAAATATCGGTGTTTGAATCTTAGGTAATTGCATATCTCACTCCAAATTAAAAAATACTTCTGGAATTACGTCCAATAATATTTACGTTATTATATGTTTGAATTATATCGGCTATGCTATTAGGAACACCAATAGCTGAAAAGGTAGAATAAATTGAACCAAGTTTTAAAAGGCTTTGTATGAAATTTAATCCTGGAAGTTGTGCTTTAATCATATTTGCGGTATCAAATCTTTCTGATTTCCAGTTCAAAAACGAAAATTGAGATATGACTGACATTAAACTGTTTTGACTCTCTGCGGCCCAAGATAATTCTGCATCACGTAAAGCTACTGGAAAAGCTTTATATAATGTATACTTGTCAATAGTGCCACCGGCTGTATTATATGTTTCAATTACTACTTCGGTTTGAAATTCTTTCTTATAAGCAACTTCACCCGGTTCCCATAAAGTTGCACTGCTAGTTGTAGGTTGCATAGCAGACATATCATGCGCATTTGAAAACGCTACAATTTTATTCATCCATGTCTCAAAGAAATTTAATACATGCCCTTGACCATCACCTATGAATCGTAAAAAGATTTCATTAAAAGTAGCACCATATGGAACTTGTTCTTGAAATCCTACACCAAATCTTTTATAATCGTTTGTAGTAAAAAGACCAACGCCAGGTAATGTTGCATCGTGGCATAATAATACTAAATCTTGTTCTTTAAATCGTGAGTTACTTATAAATCTATTGCTATTCTTTATAGTTACAGTGAATAAGTTTGTCTTTTGAACATTAACCTTTGAAAGAGTTTCTTTTAATTTGCTTATTCTAAATTTATTTGGATCTACTGGATCATATGGAAGAGGCGTAGGAGTTGCTCCTCTTTCAAATACTTTTTTATCATATGTCGATCTAAATTGATTAGCGGTTATTTCACCGGTTCCTGTTTT